CGGTGATAATCTCGATGGCGGTGGTTGCCGTGGAGTCCGATGTTTCGTTGGCGGCGCTGCTCCCCGTGATCTTGAGCAGACCGCTTGCGGACGAGGAATCGGCGGTTTCCGTCAACGCGGCCGATCCTGTGACCCGTTCCAGTCCCGTGGCGGCGGTGGTGTCAGCGACTTCCGTGGCGGCGCCGGTTCCGACCATGCGTTCCAAGCCGGAGGCGTTCAATGAATCGGCCGCTTCCGTGGAGGAAGCCGTCCCGGTGATCAGAATGGGCGCGGCGGTGAAGGACCAGCCGGTGTTGCCCGTCGCGTCCGTCGAGTTGGCCCCGGCGTAGAACGAGGCCCCGCCGGTGGCCGTGGAGTCTTTCAAGGACAGGTAATCACAGGAGACGACCCCGGAGGCGATGGAGATGGTCGCGGGGCTGGCGGCGGTGTTGGTGTCAATCGTGATGAGGTTCCCGGACGTGCCGGTGGCGTTCAACGTGGTGACGGTGTAGGTCTTGCCTTGGGTGAACCGAACCGACTTGGGCGAGCCGAGCGTCAAGGCGCCGATGGTCGGGCTGGACTGGAGCGTGACGCGGCCGGTGCCACCCCCGGTGATCTGGAGGGTTGAATAGGTCAGCCCGCCGAGCTGCAAGGTCTTGACGATGGCCGAGGTGTCGGAGACCACGAGCGTCGAGGTTCCGGCGTTGAGCGTGAGATTGGAGTTGTTCGTCGCCATGTCCCAGACGGTCGCGGTGCCTGACACCGTCCACGTCCCCGAACCCATGTTCAGCGTGAACGGGTTGTTGTTTTCGTAGACCACCTTCGTCGTGGAAAAACTGGCCCCGGCCGTCAGCGTGCCGGAGCGCAGCGTCGTCGTCCCGGCCGTGGAGAGGAAGGCATCGGAGGTGGTCAGCGTGCCGGTCAGCGTGTCGATGATCTGCTGGCCGGGGAAGTTCTGCCCGGCCGAGACCAGCGTGGAGGAGCCACGGCAGGCGAAGGTGAGGGCGGCGCTTTGCGTCACGGTCATCGCCGTGATCAATTTCACGGAGGTTCCGAGCGATGTCGCGGCCGTGCCGATGGTCAGGTTTGGAGTGTTCGTCGCCCCCGTCCAGTCCATCGAGCCGACGCGCGGCATGTCCAGCGTGACGACTTGGCTCCCGGCGGTAAAGGAGTTGGCGTCAAAGACCGCGGTGTCCTGCGGAAGGGGCACCCGCCCGCCGACGGCGCCGCCGGAGGTGGTGAACCATTTGGAGGCCGACCAGTTGCCCGTGCCGGAGACCCAATATTGATTCGCGGGCGTGGTGAAGGTAATGCCGGAGTTGCCGCCGCAGTCCCCCGAGCCGCCGGTGGCCAAGGCGATATTCCAAGAAGCCGCCCCGGCCCCGGTGATGTCAATGAAATCGACGTTGCTCACGGAGACCGTGGACGAGACCGTCAGCGTCCGGGCGGTTCCGGGTGTGTCGGACGCCACTTGCAGGCGGTTGAGGATGCTGTTGCCGTTGATGTTGAGCGTCGCGGTTGTCTGGTTGGCGGCGAGTTGGAACACGCTAGTTTTCCCCGAGGAGCCGGTGACGGAGAGCGTCGAGAAGGTGTTGGCCCCGGCGATGGTCGCCCCCGCCGAGGTCATGTTCAGGGTTCCGTAGGTCAGTCCCCCGCCGGTGAACGTGGCCGAGGCCGATGACATGGTGATCGTTGACGAGGTGTTGGTCAGCGTCATTCCCGTCGACGTGGCCGTCCAGGACGCCCCGGTGATGGTGACCGAGGCTCCGGTCAGGTTGAGCGCCCGCGTGGCCGAGCCGGTCGAGGTGAACGTCCCCCAGCTCACGGTGCGGCTGCTGACGTTGTAGGTTCCGTTGGAGAGGGTCACCGAGGTGGCCGACTGCGTGTCCAGGAGGGTCCAGGCGCCGCCGACGCCGGTGATGCTCAGGGCGGCGATGCCCTTGCCCGCCATGGTGATATTGTTGCCGGTGGTCGTGGAGACCAATGAAAGCGTTCCGCCCCAGCTTTGGGTCATGCCGGACGAGAAGGTGACCGAACCCGACGTGCTGGTTCCCACGGTCAGGGTGCCGCTTCCGGTCAGCGTGCCGGTGAAGCCCGTGAAATTAATGGAGCGGCAGACCGCCCCGGTCCCGATGGTGATCGTGCCAACGGAGGGGGCGGTGAAAAAGACATCGTCGGCGGCGGTGGGGACGGACTGGCCGCCCGTGCCGCCGGAGTTGGCCGCCCACTTGACCCCGGCGGTGGTGTCCCAAGTGCCGGTAGAGCCGACCCAGAAGCGATTGGCCACGGAGGCTAATTGCCGCTGGTGATGGCTAAACTGGAAACACTGACTTGGGCGCCGGAGACAATGCTGGTGGTGTTGAGGTTCAGATCCGCTCCACTCGTTCCGACCGAACCATCCACTTTGCGCGTGCCGCCGCTGGTAAGCAAGGAAAAGAAGGTGGCGGTGCCGGTGTTGTCGGCGCTGGTGTCCGAACTGATGGAATTGGCCGTCAGGACACCCCCGGACGCGCCTGCCGCAAAGGTCGAGCTCAAGGCAAGCTCGGCGAGGACGGTGTTACCGGACAGGGCGGTGTCGGGATTGGTTGGCTGTGTGCCTGAGTAGATGCGAAGCAGGCCGGATGCGCCGATGGCCGAGGTGATGGCGTCCAGTTTGGCGTTCTTGGTGGTGACCGCGTACTTCAAATTACTGGCCATGCCTTAGCCCTCCACGACGAAGGATTGACCGGCGTCGAGTGACGCCGGGGCCTGGGCGAACACGATCTCATTGGCGCCGTAGCGCGCCCGAAGCTGGTTGGTCACGCGGACCGCCAGTTCCTCGACGGTGTTCACCTGATGGTGCTTCACAAAGCCATTGGGGTAGACGCAGCGGAGCATGCCGCTATCGTCGAGACCGTCGATGGTGACTTCATAGCCGCCTTCGGGCAGCGTGTCGACGGGGCTTCCCTGCGGCAGGACGGCTCCGGTTCCGGTGGTGTTCATAGTGGCTCCTATTGTTGTTCGATGGCCTGGATGTCGAGGTATTGCTTCGCCTCGTCCCGGTTCAACGCCTCCTTGATCCCGAAGACGCGCGTTCCGAAGAGAAGGCGGTGCTTGGTGGTCACATCGGGACGGTAGCGGATGGTGATTTTGTGGGTGACCGGGGTCTGAAGCTGGGCGGCCTGAAACTTCTCGAAGCCCTTGGCCGGGCGAATGGAAGCCCAGACCGTGGCGAAGGTGGCCCAGGACTCGGTGAAGCCCCCTTGGGAATCGGAGACCTGACTGACCGCCTGCAAGGAAATGCGGTGCTTCATCTTGGTGAACTCACCGCAATCAGCCATACAGCAGGCCGTCCATGATTCGGTATTTGTTCAGCATGGCGGCGCAGCCGGCGGGCATGTCGCCGTCGCAGGCCCCGCGCGACTCGTACAGGTGGGCGACGAGCATGAGGATGGCGGTTTTGATGGAGGGTGGAATGGCGGAAGAATCACCATAGCCCGCCGTATAGACGATCTCGCAGGCCCCGACCGGACGAAGCGGGCCGGGCCAGACGGCGTCCTGATTGAGGGAAAGCCGCGTGCCATCGGTGTTCAGGGTGTAATTCGAGGAGGAGTAGACGGCGAAGTTGTTCGCGGTGTCGTAGGTGGTCACCGACGTGATGCTCAGAACCGGCCCCTTGGGAAGTTCGATCACCCGTGGGAGCCCGCCGTAAAGAAACGTGCTTGGCAGGTCATAAACGCCCTCGCCCAAGTCCCGGTAGAGGTCGTTGCAGGTCTGGTCCAAGGTGAGCCGCAGGGTGCGGGTGATGAGCGAGCGGCGGGTGTGCTGCTCGGCCGAATCGGTGGCCGCCGAGATGAGCTGGGCGAGCAAAGCGTCCTCGTCGGTTGTGTCGATTCTGAGCCAGGCCTTCGCCTCGGCCAGCGTGACCGGGTCGGAGGCGGGATTGGTGACGACCGTGACGGTGCGGCGGGGTTTCACAGGGCCTTGCTGAACAGGATCAGATCACGCGAGGCGCCCTCGGCCGAACCGCTGACCGCCTTGATGAACTGGATGCCGTGGAACAAGGCGGGGTCGATGGCCAGATACTTGTTGGCCGCGACGGTGAAGCTCAGGGCCGAGCCGTTGGAGCCGGTGACGGGGTTGGAGGTTCCCCCGGCGATGGCGGCGGCCGTGAAGGTCAGCGTCGTGCCGGTGAGGGCGGCCGGGAGCATGACACCCACCAACGTGGTGCCGCCGAGATCGGCCTCGCCCGAGGCGGTCCCGGACGAGGCTATGGTGACGGTGGTCTGGCAGAGACGGGATTGGAACTGGCTGGCTGAGGGCATCGGTTATGCCTTCCCGTCCAAAGCGGCGACCAATGCTTCTTTCTTCAAGCCAATGGCTTTCAATCCGCGTTCTTTCGCCAGCGTGAGCAAATCCTTGTAGCTCATCGCCGCAAGTCCCGTGTCGGCCTTGGTCTCTTCTGGCTGGGCAACCTTGGTTTCCTCTGGTCCGACCACCTTGGTTTCGCGGCTTTCAACAGGATTAACGAGTTCCTCGGTGATTTTCGGCTCATTGACCACTTCCGGTTCTGTGGTCGATGGCACAACAGAGAGCGGGGGTTGAATCGTGACGGGGCTTGGCTTGACACCGAATCCGTCCGGCAATTTCGCCCAGCCCTCGCCCACGGCGATGCGGGCGAGGTCGTCGGAGAGATGAGCTGTTGTCCCGGCGACGAATTCCTCTCCGTCGCCGTGGCCGTCCTGACTGCCCTTGAAGCCCGTCAGGATGTGATGCGGCTTCATCACGCGACCTTTTCCAGGCAGACGGAGAACTTGATCGAACCCGTGGTGTGCGGAGTCGCCGGGGTGCCGCCCGAATATTGGAAGTAGATCTGGGCGCCCGCAGCGGATGGGGTGTCCGAAGTGCCGGTGAGAAACGGCACTTTCGAGTTGCCCCAGTCCAGTGTCGCGGAGGGGGCGGCTTCGATGTCGGCGTTGGCCACCGTGGTCCACACGGTCGTGCCGTCGGTGAGGCCCAGCAAGCGGTCGCCGCCCGCTCCGAAATTGGTCCCGCCGCCGACGAGACGGATGTTACGGATTTTCCACTGGTCGGTCGCCGCGCCCGCCGCGATCACGTTCACCTTGCCCGTGCCGGTCGAGGCGTCGAGCAGGGTGGCGGTGCAGGTCACGTCCACATACTTCAATTCGCTCACCACGATGCCGTCACTCTGGCGGGTGCCGAGCGTCGGGTTG